GAAGGAAAATGGTTGATGCAACACCCGAGGAGTGGAATCAAGTCAAGTGGTTAGCTGTTGACGAGCCACCGCATTACAACGTGGGCGAGATTGAATGTATAGACTATATCAAACAGCAGCTAGGTGACGAATACGGCGCGTATTTGCTCGGTAATTGTATCAAGTACCTTCACAGGCACAAGTACAAAGGAGCGCCCCTGGAGGACTTGAAGAAGGCTCAGTGGTATCTAAATCGGTTGATTGAGGAAACTAAGTAGAGTAGTATTTAATGTGTCGGCGGGACTGCTAATCCCTGAAGGCCGATTTGAGTAAGGTGCGAAAAGAACCGAGCGCAAACCGACACGGTTCAATTTTCCCACCATTTGAATCTAACTTCAACTACTTTTCGCCGATGGAAAGGGGGGCTTAATCGTGCCTCCAATGCATATAGCGATAATCCGTGAGCAGATTGTAGGTCTAGGCTTGACCCGATTCACGTCCCAAACGCAGAGACCCAAGTGGGTTGGCTAGAGTCGCGTCTAGCCAGGAAAGCGAAAGCACATGAGTACCGCATCGTAAGATGTTATCTCGCAAAACCTAACGGATTTAACGTATCCCACGGTTGAGATATGCAAAGGGAAAAAGCCGAGCTGTGCCAAGGAGAAATGCATGCACAAAGAAAATACTGACGACTTCAGGACAAGATGGAAAGGCAGTCACGCAGTTGTAGAGATGGTTGCTATGATGTTGCTGCGTCAAGGTCTTTGGGTTCAGATACTGCCTCAAAAACTTACTCCGAGTTTTGAAGAGAGACACAAGTATTCAGATAATGGTGATCTAAAAATATTTGCAGAAAATCAAGAATTGATCTGCGAAGTTAAAGGGTCAGGCTATGAATTCAAGGATGGCAAGCATCCTTACGAAACAGCATTTATATGTAACAAATGGTCTTTTGACAAAGCCGATCCTAAGCCAAGTTATTATTTGATAGTAGACAAAGCCCGAGAGAATGTTGCCGTGTTTGATGTGCGGAAGCATTTTGCAGAAATGCAACTGGTTGAGGTTACTGATAAGAAACGTCCGAAACACGAAACCTACCAGGCTTATGCTGTCAATTCATCCTTGTTCAGTTATCGTAAATTAAGTTAACTAATCAGTTGACCTGGGGGATCAGGTGTGCGATATTTAAATCCGGCTCAGAACTTTCCAATGTGTTAAAGCAGAGCAGAACGTAAGTATAACTGACATCGGGTGGGTGCGAGGCCCACAACCACTAACAAGGAGAAGAACATGGGAGAAGTAGTTAGGTTGCGTAATCAGGGTGTTGAGAAGATGAACGAAGTATTCCGATTGCATTGGGATGCGTGTTCAGAGCTTTTAGACCACAAAGACTTAGATCATTGGATGGTCGTTGCTAATAATTTTCACATGGCGACAGAGATGATGTGCCGAGTTGGTGAGTTAGAAGGCTTAAAGGATGAGGAATTTAGAGAGTTCATCCACAACACTATTGATTTGCATTTTGACAATGCTTAGACCGCATCAAAAGAGAGCGATAGAGATGCTCAGGCAATCTATCCGAAAGGGGAATAACAGGGCAGTCCTAGCGGCTCCCTGTTCATTCGGAAAGACTAGGGTCGCGACAGAGATTCTGAAGTCAGTTGTAGCTAACGGGAAGAAAGGCATATTTATTTGCGACCGGATCAAACTGGTTGATCAGGCGTTACAAGAGTTTGACCGTGCAGGGATCAAGTGCGGTGTTATGCAAGGTGAGCATTGGCGAACAGACCCCAATGCGCCAGTTCAGATAGCGTCTATTCAGACACTAGCAAGAAAGCGATACCAGCCTTTATTTAACGTGGCGATAGTAGATGAGTGCCATACTCATTACAAAGCGATGACCGAGCTAATGGAAAAGAACAGCAAAGTCATTTTCATAGGGCTGTCAGCAACTCCCTACTCAAAAGGATTGGGTCAACATTACAGTGATTTAATTGTTCCTATAACAACAAGGCAATTGTTAGATCAGGATTATTTATGTCCTGTACGTTACTACGGTGGCAGAACTGTTGATCTTAAAGGTGTCAAGACTAAACGATTACCCACAGGTGGCATAGACTATGATCCTAAGAGTCTGTCGGATGCGATAGATAAGGATGAAAATTTAGTCGGAGACATCATTGAAAATTTCAAGAGGTTCGGGAAAGGACAAACTATTGCGTTTTCGCCATCAATCAAACATTCAAAGAAATTGGTGGAAATGTTCCAGGAACAGGGAATCTCGGCAGAGCACATTGACGGATACATGGACGAAGAAGAACGACAAATGCTCTTCGCATCCCACGACGCGGGAGACTTCCAAATCTTGAGTTGCAGCAGGCTGCTGAATACCGGCTATGACGCACCGCAAGTTCAAACGTTGATAGACTGTTTTAGCACAAAAAGTCTGATTTCGTTTATTCAACGCGCAGGCCGTATCGCTCGTCTGCATCCTAACAAAGTGGAGTCAATCTATCTTGACCATGCTGGCAACGTCACGCGCCACGGATTCCCTGAAGATATAGTCCCTGACCTGTTGGACACTGGCGAAACGAAGTACAACGAGCGGGAGCTTACAAAGGAAAAGAAAGAGTCGGAATTAGCAGTCTGTCCACAATGTTTTCAGCATTACATTGTAAAATGCGCGTGTGGTTATGAACGTCCGGTCAAAGAGATCTTAAAGTCTGATGATCAGATCCTTAGAGAGTTAAAGAAAGCTAACCGAGAGACTTCTAAACAAGACAAAGCTAGATGGCTTGGGGAGTTTCAGTTCTACGCTAAGAAGAAAGGCTACAAGCCAGGATGGGCTAGCTGGGCCTACCGTAGCAAGTTCGGGGTATGGCCTAATGCTGTAACGCCGCAGTCCACAATACATCTAAGTGACGAAACTAAAAACTACGTCAAACATTTGCACATAAGGAGAGTTAAGAGTGTTATCTGAGATCTTGCCTAAGCTAAATAAGGTCAAGCAGCAAGGGGAAAAGTATTGGGCATGCTGCCCAGTTCACGATGACAAGAATCCCTCAATGACGTTGACTGAGGTAGATGGCAAGGTCTTGATACATTGTTTCAGTTGTCAAGCAAACGGGAAGCAAGTCGTAGAGAAATTAGGATTACCGGCGAGTGTTCTGTTCCGCGATAAGAAGCGTGGATCTATACCAGCTAAAGTGATAGAGAAAGCAAAAGAGGATGTTTGGTTTATTGAGGTTTACGAAAGCGAACAGAAGAAAGGCTCAAGGATCACCTACAATGATTGGAAGAGGTACAAACTGGCAAAAGAGAGGGTAAAGTTGTTAGCCTAAAGGCTATCCCACGGATTATTTACTATCCCACGGTTAAGGAGAAGAAAATGCAACCAACGAAAACTGATTTACTGTTAGCCTGGATGACTTTGGTAAAAGTCATGGATTATTACGGCCCTGATCATGTAGATGAATTCCACCGTCAGGTTCTGCCTGACGTTTTGGATTTGTTGGACGTGCTGCAAAAGGAAGAGTCATGAAAGTTATTTTTTATAGATTTACTGATCCGCGAGACGGCGCAGAACACGGGGGAATTTCCAGAAACCTTGACACCGCTCAAAAGGTCGCAAAAGAAGTAACCGGACTGACCGGCGCTTGCTGGATACGAAAAGCGCAATTCAAACACACGACGATCATTTTTGATCCGAACATTAGCGGCATTATGTCAGGATTGCATGAAGCCATGAAGTTCGCTCATGATGTCCATGAATTGATTCCCATGGTAAGATCTACGAATGGAAAAGATAGTTCAATTGACCTTAAACGACGTGGAATCAACCTTGAAAGGTTTAGCCAAGCAGGCTAGGCAAGGCAAGCTGACCTACTTTTATTGTTTGGCGCAGTTTGAGAATGATGACTTTGTAGAATGGCGCCCAATAATCGCTGGGGACAAGTCTCATGATTCTCAGCATCTTCTGGCAGAAATTGGCCACTATTACGTTATAACTCAAGCGGTTTTTGAGGACATTTGCCAGATGGCTGAGGAAGACGATGAAGGTATTGATTGAGGCTCATGCATTAGAAAAGCTTTTAGGCCCATTCTTGAAGCAAGCTCCATTTGTAGCGATGAAAGCTATCAACGACACCTTGTTCCAGGCTCGCAAAGACCAATTGCAGAAAATGAAAACGTCAATCCATCTCGGAGCGACAAGCTGGACTAAGCGCGGCCTGAGATATGACAAAGCCACAAAGAACTTTTTGAAAGGCACATTATACTTCCACGGAAATCGGCCATACATGAAGACCATTGTAGAGGGCGGTGTAATTAAGCCAAAACAAGGTCAAAAAAGATTGGTAGCGCCTGTTCAAGGAAATATCAGGCTTACCAAATATGGGAACATCGGAAAAGGTAGAGTACGGTCCTTAGCGAATAAGCCAAATTACTTTCTCGGTACTCCTGGCGGCTCTAAGGACGAATCAAAGCTAGGCCTTTACAAGATTAAGGGCAGGGGAAAGAATAAAAAGCTAGAGCGAATAGTCTATACCAACCTCACCAACCGGCCCCAAAAGCCAACGTATCGCGGCCCTGAATTCGCTCAAACTTTTATCCAGAAGCGATTGCAGCGGAACATCATACGCGCAGCCAGAAGAGCTATAGCAACCGCAAGATAACGGCTATCCCACGGTATGAAAATCGCAATTGATTATGATGACACCTATACCCTAGACCCTGAAGCTTGGGAGCTTTTCATTTCTATGATGCAAAGCAGGGGTCATGAGGTCGTTTGCATTACAAAACGATACAAATTTTTGTTGCAGGAAGTAATAGATACAATCAGCGTCCCTGTGGTCGCAGCTCCGAGGTCAAAGCTTGAAGCTGCCAGGATGTCAGGCCATAAAATTGACGTATGGATTGACGACAAGCCCGATTCAATTATGCCGAGAAATAAAATTAGATAACTATCCCACGGTTATTTTTCCACGGCTATCCCATGGCTATCCCATGGTTATTTCCATGGCTATCCCACGGTTACATATTGGTTATTGATCACTGCCCGATATAGGGAAAATGCCCAAATCTTTTTGGTTATAAGCTTATTCCAAAAAAGCATATAGATTGGAGTTTTGGCGTTTAGTGACTTGGCGCCGAGCGGGTCCGATCAGATAAGAAATCCAGACCAAAAATCACCCAATAAAAAGGTTAATAAAATGCTTGACTAAATGGATTAATAGACTGCAGAATCGGTTTCAGTGGTAACGAAATCATTAACTAGGGAGAAGTAAGGATGTATTTATACCAAGGCAAGCGATATCAAACGATGGCGGCATTAATTGCGGCCATTAATTGGACTGCTAAAAACGACCAACTGTGAAGGGGCGAGAAATGAAACTACTTGACACAACTGGAAACAATACCAAAGTCAAAAAGACCAACGATTTCAGATCAAAGCGGGTAATCAATGCGCTTGGCGA